TTAACGCCAGCCGACAGCATCAGCGCGGTGCTGAACGAAGTCGAGCCGGGGGTGCCGACAAGGTTAGAGGTGTTCGTTACTGCTTTGTTGAGGTACGTTTGCTCGATCGTTTGCGCCATGCCATGAGCATAAGGCTTCACGAAGCGCTCGTAGACGCTCTCAAGGTTAACAGTCGAAGCCAGCTCTTGCGAGTCCAGATCGAAGCTGCAAGTAGCAGTGATATCCAGCGGCATTGCCACTTTCTCTTCCGCCAGCGAGCCGATGGTCGAGGTGATATCAAAGCCCGAGGTGCTTACTTCAGGACGAGCAGGTTTGTTGATGTAGATGGTATCACCAGCCGAATAGCCGTTTTTACCTTTGTAGTCGCTTGCATCTGCCTTGCCAATTGATTTGCAGAATTGCAGGTTGTCAACCAATTCACCGGCCATCATCTTTGCGATAATGCCAGCATTATTTTTGACTGTATTAATATTAGTGTTAGCCATTGTAGTATCCTATCGGTTTCGAAATTGTGAAAGTAGCTCATCCATCGGCATATCCATGAAAGACTTGCTGGGCTTACCAGTGCCCTTCGCGGCCTCTACGGGTGGGGGAGCGTTGGTTGCTTTGTTCCGATTGAGATATTTCTCGCCTCTAACCTCAGCCTTGCCGATTTCCATAGAAATGCGGTAAGGTGATAAGTCTTCAAGCTGCTCTAAAAGCCCTTCTTTCGCTAATGCGTATAACGCCAAACTTGGGTTATCCGCCTCGATCAAGGCTTCGGCAACAGGTAGCGGCAGGTTGTTCATGAAGTCAGCGTAATCACCGTAGACCGTAGATTCGTAATCTGGCACCGTGCGCGCGAACTCAATTTCTTTCGCGGCATGAGCATCTACTTTCTCGGCCTTATAAACATTCGCCTGCTGCGTTTGCTCAGATTGGGCTGTCTTCTTTTCTCTATCGGATAGTTTTTGTTCAATCTTCCACTCAGCAAGGTCTTCATAATACTTGCGTTCAGCAGCGCGTAACTCTTCCCAAGTCTGGTAATCATCCTCATTGGGTGGTTGCGGTGCCCCGCCGTCTTGTGGTGGTGGATTGGTGCCTTTTTGCTGCATGAGGTTCTGGGCCGCTTCTCGCAAATCCCTGTTCTCGCGCCGCATCTTGGCTAATTGCCTGTTTAGATGAGATTGGCGATTCCGTTCACGTTTGGCTAGCTGCTCTGGCGTAAGTTCGTCATCCGTCTTCTTGGATAAGTCTTCTTTCGCCTCAACGGCTTCCTTCTGTGGTTGAGAATCATTCTCAATCTTAGGCTGCTCTGCGGTTGTTTCCGCCGGAGTTTCAGCGCTAACCGGTTCTGCGCTAGCTTGCGCCTCGGCTATGACTGCTTGTATATCCATGTTACCTAATTCCTTCTAAAATGCAAATGTTAATTAATGCACACCCAAGCTGATGAATGGGTACGCCATAGACAAAACAAGAAGCGCCTCTTCGTTCTGGCGCTGCTTGCTCTGTACGCTTAACTCGCTAAGCTGGTTTAATAGCGCGAGTAATTCAGTCTGTATTTCGGCCTCTCTGCGGTTGAGTGCGGCGATCTGTCTTGTGTTCTGCTTTTCCTTGCTTGCTTCAAACTCACGCTTTCTAAGCAAGTTTTCCTGCGCCTCCAGCCTCAGGGCGATTATCTCTTCCTGCTTGGCCCGTAGTTTTCTGGCCTTTTCTTTTTCTAAGTATAGGTCGTAGGAGTGTCGAGTTGAGTCGCCGTATATCTCTTCGGTTCCGCCCCACTCCCAAAACCCTGACCAAAGCCCTAAAAGCATTATGCAGCCATTAATATTGAGCCGATTGTGAAGCGAGCCTGACCGCCCGCACCGTTGGTATATCCTACTCGTGCATAGCGCCACGAAGGGCGATGGATGATTTCAGCAGCAAACCCACCACCAGTAACAGCAGACGTCGCCACAGCTTTAACCCGTCGCCAGTTGCTGTTATCGCGTGATACCTCAAGCCATAGAGTGCCGGTCACATCAGATTCCGCGCTCACACGTAATTCCTGAGCATATGTGGCAGCGTTTGCCATAGCAGTGGCAGTAGCGGTAACGGTTAAATCGCGTGAGGTGCCTGTAAAAGTTGAGTTGGCCGTAAGGGTGGCCGAGCTGTCATCGTACCAAATACCAGCACCAGCAATAAACCCAGCACGCACGGCTGATGCAGCAAGCGTGGCAGTGACAGAACCGGACACAGTAGTCGATGGAACCGAAACAACAGAAACCGGCAACGATAGGCCGCTTGATTGCTGGCGCGTGCTAGTGATTTCTACCTGTTGCGCAATGTAATCTTCAACCCGTAGCATGCCGATAGTCCACGTAGTGCCAGATGCTGGGTTGGTTGTGCCGTTACGAGCGCGAATCTGGTAATAAAGCTCAACCCCCGGCTCAGGGACGTTAAGCTTCCACGTATTGCGGTTTGTCAGCACACCCACGCTGGTGAGGACTTGGTCGCCTAGTGCGGCAACACCACCACTTACGTTGATCGAGGCTTGGTGCCCAGAAGCTGCGGTGTTAATCGTAGCAGCTACAGCGGTATTCTGATAGCCACGACGGCGCGTGTTAAAGTTCACTGCGGTGGCCGTAGTGCCCGTGTAGTTCAATTCAATTTTATTCCATCCAGTGAGCGAAAGCGTACCGGAACCGGACGCTGGGTAACCAGAAACCGTGAACCTGATAGTATTGGCGTCTGGAATTGAGGCGATAACGCCTTCCATCGGCACGCCAACCGAAGACAGCGCACATAAATCCATGCGTTGCCCCACATTGGCAGCAGTAAAGCCATGCGCCGCTTTAGTCACATCTACCGTGGTGGTGTTCACAATGTTATAGGCTAGACCATCGCCAATGACGTCTGCCAACTCAACAAAAAAGTTGTTGTTAACAATGCGCTGCGAAAGCGTGGTGGCTTCCCACATAGTCAGCGCGCCATTCCAAGAATCAAGCGAGCGGATGACAGTTTCAGCGTTGGCAGTTGTGCCAGCCGTTATAACAAGGTTGCCGCTGGTCTGGTTTACGGTCTGGCCTGTACCCGTGCGGATAACAGTGCCCTTAGATGTATCTACGTTGTTTGTGACCGCATCAGCAAAAGACCAATCCCAATATTTCTGCGGGGCTTGACGCACAGGGGTGGCAACCGTGGTGCTAGCTGGCATATCCGCAGAGGCGGTTGGCAGCTTATCACTAATTGCAGCCAGCGTTGTTTGTGTAGCTGGAACAATAGCCACACCTGAGGCATCGGCTAGGTTAATAATCTGATATTGCAGACCCTCAACTTCATTGGTGGCGATTTGCTTGCCTGTAGAATCTGGGGGTAGCTGGATGTATGACATTATTTAACCCCTATCACGTTACCATCCACATCACGCACCACCTGCTTAGGCTTATTAATAGCCTGCGCAATCATTGCATTGCTTTGGGCTTGGGTTTCGGCTTGTACTAACTGCGCTTGTGCGATTTGCTCAATGGCCGAACCGATAACAGCGGCTTGCTGCCGCGAGCTATTAATGAACTGCTCAAGGATAGCGGTAATGGGCGCAACTCCAGATTCGTGCATTTCAGGGTCAACCATAGCCAAATCAGGGGAGGCAGCGCTCTTAGTCGTCATACGGGTTTTGACGATATCAGCCTCAATGCGCTGGCGCTCTATCTCGTTCTTGCTAAGAAGCTCGGCCTTTTTAAGCTGCAACTCTTCTTGCTTAATTTGTAGCTCTGCGGCTTTGATTTGCAACTCGCCGCCCTTTACCTCAACGTCAGCCTGCTTTACTGAGTTATCAGCTTTAGCGCGCTCTAGTTCCATCGTTAGCTGTTGAATCTGTTGCTGTGCGGCCTCAATGACCTGCTGCGCTTCTTGCTGCATTTGCTGTAAAGCCATATCCGGCTGTTCTTTGTCGCGCTCTGACTCGTCTAGCAGCTTGGGGTCTACCAGTTTCTTTAAGCGTGTGCTAATGGCCTGCGAGCCTGGGGCGTTCTGGTACTTAAACACCAAATCACCAATAACGGGCATTAAATCAGGCATCTTGCCAATCAGGTCTGCATACATAGCGCCAGCTTCTTGTCGCTGCGTGGTGAATGAAGGCCCAGCAATTACACGCACATCGTACTCACCAGTGCGGAAATCATACGTGCGTTTCTGCCCGTCAACTACATCGCCGTTAATACCAATGGTCTTAATGTCATCTTCAGCCGTAATGATCGAAACCTTGCGCGGTGTGTCTTCAATCTCTGGTAATGCGCACACGATGATTTTGCCCACCTGTGCAACTGACCGGTTCAAGTTGTCCGCGAAGTGCAGCGATGCAGTATCGCCTGACATCTCAAGCTGCTTCAAAGCAACGCCGGAAGCCTGCCCTTCACGCTTACCAACCCCCGCGTTATACATGCCAAGGGTTTTGCGGATGTTCGCCTCGGCATCAAGCGAAGCCTGAGCATAGCCACTCGACACTACAGGAGGATTAAGGCGCTGTGGTGCTGGTGCCGCTTGGCCGTTAACGTCAGTTTGGTGGTAGTAAAGCACCATCGCTTTATCAGGGGTTTTCCAGTCACCCTCAAAACCGCGCATCTGCCCTACAGCGGCCTGCACTGGTGCCTGCTGCTGCTTAAGCAATACCTCGGTTTCCGAAGACTTGAGCGAGTTATACATCATCGCGGATGATTTAGATTTGCGAATCAGGCTGTATAGGTTGCGCTTACCATCAATCCACGCCTCTTCACCGTACACCGGCACGATGGGGATATACTTACCGGGGAACTTTGAAGGCTTCGTAAGCAGGTCACGGCCACCAACCCAGCAACGCATAACGCGCGGCTTGACGATTTTACGCATGGACTTGTAGCGCTTGCCGTCTTCTACAATTTCGCTAGTACCGTCATCATTCAGGCCGTACTCTTCCTCGTCTTCCTCAATGTAGAAATACTCAGCGATAGTGAGCATGTCTTTATCTTGCGGGATGCGCGCGGCTTCTTCCTCGCCAAACGACACAGGGGTCGCCTCTGGGTACTTCTTCTTAAATTCTTTAACGCTGATTTTATCGAACACAAAGCCGAACTTGGCATCCGAACCGTCCGGCTCTATGCTGCATGGGTCAATGCGGATTGCTTGCGGGTTAATCACCCGTTTGATGCACAGCTCTTGCTCGAAGCCCTTATTGCTTACATAGCCATGGTCGACGCGGATATACCCAAGGGATGAGCGAATGGCAAAGTCTGCGGCCATATCATAGGCGGCGTCTGCGTTGCTTTTATACTCGATTGCCTTAATACGGCCAGCAATCATTTCAGCGGTTTCTACGTCAGTATCGTCGCCAACTGGCAGCACATGGATAGCAGGGGTGTTTTGCCGTATGTCGTTTGCTACTTGGTGAACGAATTGGCTTAACTGGTCAATCTCAACGACGGGGCGGTTTACTGAAATACGCGCTTGAGCTTCGCGCTCGTCCCATTGTGCATACGGCTCATCGGACAAGAAGTACTGATCGGCTACAGCCTTTTCGTTAATCTCTCGCCAACCGTCTTTTGCTGATTCGTAATGCGCTAACGCTTGGTCAAAGATATCATCGGCCATAATCATACCATCTAAAATGGATGCTATCTGGTATGCGTGTAACCGCCGCGATTAGCAATCTAGCGAAATGTTACTGCGAATGATTCTCATTGTCAACCCATCATTATGGATTTGTACTGCTGCGCCTGTGGTCGTTTGTAATGTTGAGCAAAGCATAAGAACGCGTCTGCGCCGTGCGACCAGTCGTCATGCTTCGGCTCTTTACTGACTCGGCCTGTTTCATGGTCACGAGCGTAGGCATAATGCCGTAAGCACTGTAAACCGTCTTTTGTCTTATCTTTATCAAATACGCACTGCGGGAAGATTGCACGAGCCGCATCAATACCCAAAGCCTTCTTGGGAATGCGGGGTACGATTCTAACTGTATTACCAAGCTGGGGGTTATCACGCAAGGCATCCTGTAACTGCTGCTTAATGGTTTTCATCGCCGCTAGCTGCTCGTGTTCGGCATCATGTGGCAAGCAATGCTCGTCGTATTTATACCCGCGTTCAGCAAGTGTCTCAATATAGTGACTCATCTTATGCCCTGAGGCTTGGTAGTAATCAATAATGCGGAACTCCATGCCCACAATCTGCACAAACCATATAGCCGTGTTATCTGATTGCCCTAAATCCCAGAAGGTCTGCACCGGCACCCCAGCCTGCACAGCAACCTTAGTAAGCCTATGCTCTTCACTGGCCTTCAATATGTCATTTGCAAAGATAGCGCCCTCAACAGCCTGCTTGGGCTGGCCTAGCCATACATGTTTATAGCTCTCATAGTTCTTGCGTTTATCTGATTCCATCTCACGACGAAGCACATCAGGGAAGAAAGGGTTATCGTCATAGTTAATCTTCGTAACAATCGAGTCATCCGGTGGCGTCACCACGTACTCTTGATATACGGGGTCGTCTTCTAGCTCAGGGTTGAAGCTCATCCATATTTCAGAATCAGCCGCGCGAACCGTAAGCGCTAGTGTCTTGATGTTAGTGGGGCTAGCTGATTGTGCTTCTTCTACCCATGCCCGTGTAATGTTCGGTATGGATTTAATGTTGGCAATGTTAGAGCGAAGCCCTGCAAACAAGAACTCGGTGCCGTTCTTGCCAAGTATGGTAGATTTCTGCACCTCATAGAAGCTGGAAAGCCCAAGCTCTTCTATCTGCTCTTTCAATAGTGAATGCACAGAGTCTTGGATAGACTTTTGTATCTCACGGGCGCAAAGTATCTTATGTTTTTCGCTGTACCCAAGCACTAATAAAGCGCGGGCGATAGAGACGGACTTAGCGCCCCCCCTTCCGCCGTAATAGATTTTATATCGTGACGGCCTGAATAATGTTGAGGCCATCTTTTCAGGAAGCTCAACCCTCACTGCCAGCCTTCACGTGGACTATCTCGATCTTGCCACTCAGTTGGATGGGGTTATCATCTTCACTGCCGCCTACTAATGGCTGTGCAGCTTTACCGTCAATGCGATCACTAATTTCCTTGAACGCCTGCATGTTGCCTTCCTCGGCCATTGACCATGCCTTATCGGCTACGCGCTTTAGCTTGTCAGGGTCTTGCCTTAGTGCTGCAAGTAGTGCATCTCGGATGACTTTATCACCCTTGCGTCCAGTCGGTTTAGTGTCTGTTGCCGCCATTTTGATATTAGCTCATAAAGTTTTGTTAACAATTGAGAATGATTCTCATTTACCCTTGCCGCCCTTGCCCTTTGATTTGCACTTACCCATACAATACCCCTGTGTTGTTTTCTATATGATTTTAACCACTACTCGCCTAAAATCAAGTTAATCTTATCAAGCAGCTCTTGCTCGCTACCGTACTTAGCCTGCCATGTCTTACGGCCTATGGTGTGAATACCATCTTTACCCCTGTGGTGGTTATAACATAAACCTATGGTGTGGTCGTGGTTCTTACGTCCACCGGCTCCAGTGAAGCAATGGTGTATCTCAACCAGTGGATAACCACATACAGCGCAGCCTAGGTTGCTTATGCTCCCCCAGCGCTCGCGGTGTTTCTTGGTAGCTACGCGTTTCACTTCCGCCTCGCAATATTCAATAGCTCGAGTTCTTCCAGTCGCTCCAGTATCATGCGGGCGTCTTCCTCGTCAAACCCTAGCTGGATGATTATATCTAAAACCTTGTTAAATGTCATCTTCATTCATGCCTCGTGGTAGTTTTGTTCGTTAGCAATCATGCCTTCTTCGTTTTGATGTGTCGCTTATATGGTTTATTTGCGTTTATGGCTATGCTCTGTGTATTTTATATGGCGATGTAGCCGAGTGGTATAGATTAGCTTAAAATTCGTGTTTATGTTGAATTGGCGTGCTTGGCTTCATATTCGGCGATTTTCTCACGTATCCGGTACTCAGGCATCAAGTTGAACTGCTTTTTCTCAAGCATGCTCTTGTGCCATTCGTAAGTTTTGCGCTCCCCATCAGCCGTTGGTTGCTTGGTGTCCACAGCAGGCTCGTCCTGCCAGCGTTCACCGTTCAGCCATGTTGCAGCATGCGGGATAAACTTGGGGTCATCCCATTTGCGCTTGGCCGTTGCTAGTCCGTTCATGATTGTTTCGTCGCTAGCGGTGGTTTTGTCATACGCCTTCTGTGCCGCCTTCTTCCCCTCATGGCGAGGGTATGCTTTCCAGAAAATCTCAAATCCTGTGCGTGATATATTTATTTCTTTAGTTCTTTTGTTCTTTAATTCTTTCTTATTTGTGTTGGCTGCTCGTTGGCTGCTCGTTGGCTGCTCGTTAACCGGTGTGTTAGCTGAGTTTTCGTTTTCCTGATATTTATCATAGTTACAAATAGTTATGACTGTTCCTCTGTGTGTTGGTTGCGTGTTAGCCATTCCCTCATTTTTCAAGTTTTCCAGAAAAGTGCGTGTTACCTGCTCACCTATACGGAAGCCTTCAGACATAAATCTGATAGACGTAACAAGCTGACCGCGCCTCAATGAAACAAGCTCACCGTTAAAGCGTATCTTTGTGTCTTTCCACGCTGCGGTGTCACACATCCATGCCCATATACCGGCCTCTAGCAAATCTCTGAATACAGGGTGCTGCCATTTCTCACGGTATGACTTTGTATAACCGCTCATTTCAACCCCAGCACTGCATTATCAATGTTAATATCGAATATCTCTGTTCCGAATTCAGAAATTAAATGTTTTTTATGGCGTCTTTTAAACCTAGTTTCAGATCTGCGGGCAAGTAATCTGTTTTTAAATTTCACAGTGAACGCCCTACAAAACACGGCCTGCGGTACTTTATAATAATGACTTCTGAAATATATGGCCCTGTTTATACCATGAAGCCGCTTGTCTGGGTCGCGCGAGATGCCAATTTTTATAATTTGCCTTCCATTAAAAATAGCGGTGTTTATGTATAGATAACACGGCTCTGCGCGGCGCATAAAAAAAACCCTCTAATGTGACACCCGCAATTGCAGTACGAGTGGCACGTTAGAAGGCTCTGTTAAGCATGCTGCAATCATGCCAATTCATTATAACTATTTATCAGATAGGTTCAAGTGTTTTTCTTTCCTTATCAGCACGCTATAAACGCCATGATGCGTACCAGCCATATCGTTTGCCAGCACCCACCCTTCTGGAATCGGCTTATCTTTTGGCCAGTATTGCACCGTCACCGTCACAGAAGCGACTCCTGCTGCATAGGCTTTGGCGATTCGACGAACATATCAGGCTGGGCGTAGGCTTCACGGATACGCCTACAAGCTATCTCAAAATATTCTGGTTCACGCTCGATACCAATGAATGAACGGCCCATCTTGACGCAGGAGACTCCAGTGGTGCCGCTGCCCATGAAGGGGTCGCAAATTGTATGGCAATATTTGGGTAATTGCTCAATGCACCAAGTCATCACTTCAATGGGTTTTTGTGTTGGATGCCCAAAACGTTCTTCGCCGCCCTTACGCAACATGCCATTCCACATATGACGCTTTAAGCGAGTAGCCTTTGGCAGATTAGTCCAGGCCATTTCGCAGTCAGCAAAATTATTAGAGCCGTTCTCTTTATCCCAAATAAGCCAGCAAGATGATGGCGGAAGCTCAAAATAGTTGCCGCCCCACAAAATGATATTTTGTGCAAAGCCAAGAACCAACTCAAGCAACTCGCCAGATAGCGGCTCTTCATCCCATTCCGTTGCGCTATAGGTTGATTTTTTCGCAGCTGCTTTGCCATATTGCTGGCCGGACTGCCTCGCCATAGTGGAGTCAGCTTTAATACCATAAGGCGGGTCTGTCACCACTGCATCGACCTTGCCTAGCTTAGGCAACACATCCGTGCAATCTGCCAAATAAAGTGTGCAGTTGCCTATTTGCTCAACTCGCATAAAAAAACCCTCAAAAGTAACCGCTACTCTCGCCAGTAACGATTACATTTGAAGGTTCTTTGGCGTGGGGCGAGCACGCATTTCATCCAGTATGCATAAAGGCCACGTAAATGCAAATCGCTTTTGTGTAAAATGTGTGTAACCGAATTCGGTTAGCAGCCGGTGAGTATCGCCTCTTTTTTATCCCTATCAAGGCAGTTCTTGCGTTCACGGTTCCATGCCCCACAGTCTTGGCACTGATAGCGGTGGTATTCCATCGTCAGCGTTCTATACGTTCCGCGCGACTGTAGTTTATTGCCGCCGCAATTCTTACACACGCTTTTAAGTGTAGGCCCGGTCAGGTTGTGGTTGGGGTGGTCTTTAATGAACGGGCGAATCCTGTAGTATAAATCACGCAGCAATGTCACGTCATGCTCGCCGTATTCTAACATGGTGTCCCATGCTTCTTGGTCACATTTCATGCAGGCAAGCATTGTATCCATGCCGCCGCTGCTAAACTTTTTACCTATCCCCAGCTCTTGACATACAGCGTTAAGGCTGTTTGCCTCAAACTTGAAGAAGCGCCTGCAAGCTTTCAGGGTGTCCACTACGTTTATGGGTGGGGGTGGTTTGATGCCGTGCACTACGCACCTTGCGGCTATTACGGCTAGATCGAATTTAATTGCGTTATGTGCGATAACTACATCAGCTTTAGCCATCAGCTCGATTGCTTTAACTACTAGCGGCTTGTCATCTTTGCTTTTCAGGGGCTTTTTAATATGGCGTAGGCTTAGTGACTGTACTGGCTCGTCATCGTATGCCCACTGCACGCTAACGATAAAACCGTTATCTACAATGGAGGTTGGTGAGATGTTCACCCCGTACCTGTCGTAGAAGTAACCTAGGGTCGGCGCTCGTTCAAGGTCGAGAAATAGCTTCCGCATACACACCTCACGCTAAGTAAGGTATCACAATTTAGGCATGCATACAAGATATTGTGGCGGCTAGGCATGCCACTAAATACGACGAGGCGCTACAGTCTCAATCGTTTTTCCTTCGTTGCTACAAACATACGCGGTTCCATGCACCTCTAGGCGCACACGCTCCCCGCTGTAATTTGTGAAGTCGATATACTTGACTTCGCGGTTCCCATAGCTTTCTTCGTTAGCCATGTACAATAGTGGGACACTAGGCTTCGGGCCATAATCATCAGGCCTTTCGCCTTCCGGCAAGATAAAGGTTGCCGTGTGTACTTTTACATTATTTGCGTTTTCGATAATCGAGCAAACTTCGCCTTGCTCAATCTCGCTGTGGTAATACTTAATAATAGCCATAATAAATCCTTCTAATGTTTTTAATGCTGATACTATAGGCGGTGCCTAGCCGCTGGTGGGGTGCGGCAAAGGGAGGAAGGGAAAGCACGCACCCCGAATCAATGTAGCATTTAATCGGCTTGGCGTGCAAGTGGAATTATGGCTGTCTGAATTTAGAGTATAGTACGCTTTCCGTAAAACCCCCGTGACTAACGGATACGGCCTGAGGTCTGCCTCTTTGCAATGTTTACCTTGGCTGCTTTTTATAGTGAGCCACCACTCCCCCGTCTAGCGCATACCCGCTAGCTGATTACGGTACGTTGTGCCAAGATATGCCCTAAACCGGCAGGTCATCGGGCGGTGCGGAAAGTCCATTGCTGGCAAAAGACACCCACTGCATTCGAGTAGTTTTTTCTACCGCGTTTACTCAGGCGGGGGGCAGGACATATCTGGGTTGACTTTTTCGCGCGAATGACGCAGGATTGTCAGTACAGTGATTGGGAACTCCTGCCAGAGACCAATCAAGCCTCGGGTAGAACCAACTACGCCGGGGCACTTTTTTATTATGCACAATCCATCATGTTTCGCAAGTGTTTATCCGCGTTAGTGGAATTACGCGGCTATATACTGGGCGGCTTACTCGCAGGTTATAACCAGTCACGTCGGAATAGCGCTTTGTGAGCGACATCTGCACGATTTGTGAATCATCTTTCCACAGAATACCATTAAGGGCATCGCCCACCAGCTTTCCGTAGTTGTCTAAATCCCCGCGAACTGTAGGCCATATCTGGCAGGTCACAGCTTGCCCGTACTTCTTATCACCCCAGCTCGTTGGTACTGGCAGCATGATTTCAAGGTCAACCCGCAACGCCCCTTCAAGTGGTGAGCCGTTGACATTTAAGCGCACATAGCTGGCTATTTCGTTTTCCGCATCCCGTGTGGCCTGTGGTGTGTAAGCGTGCCCCTTGCGTGTAAAGCGCGGGCGTCCTTTGGGCTTTGGTATGCAGGGGATGAATAATTCCATACCGAATTATACACACGCAAAAATAATTTGCACCATTGCATTTTAATGCTTGACTGTGGTTGCCACGGTTGGTATAGGTTGGTGGTCATTAGGGAGGAACATATGACCACACAAAACACACCAACCCCATGGGTTCTAGACGGCGACCATATATACATGTCCGACGCGCCGGTTAATGAAGCTCGTTGCATTGCTTATTGTGGCTATCACGACGAAGGGCTTGATAGTTTTGCAGACGCCGCCTTTATTGTCAAAGCTTGCAATCATCATGGCGACCTTGTGTATATAGTCGAGCAGTTCGTAAACGGCGCTTTTACCAACGCCATTACCAGCGACCACGATGAAACTTTTGAGCGCTTGCTAGCTAAGGCGCATCATGTGTTATCTAGAGTTAAAGGACAGGCATAATGCAGACCATCTACATCACAGCATCCATCATCATCGGTGCTATACTGGCCATGCTTGTACTGAGCGAGCCAGATTTAACCAAGTGCGAACAGCGCTATAGTAAACAGACTTGCGCACATTACGCGGGATAACGGAGGATTTATGACTAAAGAAAAAAACCAAGCAGAGCTAGAAATTGAAGCGCTGGCCGATGTTTTTAACATTGCCACCGAGGGCTTTGAGGAGTTTCTAAAGAAGGCCGAAAAAAGCGATAAAGGCGACTCCAGCACGGCGGCATCGTCGGGCGACTCCAGCACGGCGGCATCGTCGGGCGACTCCAGCACGGCGGCATCGTCGGGCGACTACAGCAAGGCGGCATCGTCGGGCAACTCCAGCACGGCGGCATCGTCGGGCAGCAACAGCGCTTGTGCAGCAGTTGGCTACCGCGCCGCAGTTCAGGGCGATATGGGCAACCTGCTAATGGCTTCTGAATACATCCAGAAAGACGGAAAAATCATCCCCATTGGGGGGAAAGCCGACATCGTAGACGGCAAGAAACTAAAGCCGCAGCGCTGGTATATCGTTGAGAATGCAGAGTGGGTTGAGGTTGATTTTAGTGACGGTATCTTTTCGCGGGTCATCTCAACGCGCGGCAACGTCAAAAAAGTAAAAACCGACAGCGACGAGGTGCTTTACGTTGCATCCGACGATAAAGGCAACCACGCCCATGCACCTACCATGCGTGAAGCGTTGCAAGAGTTGGCGTTCAAGACCGACGAGCGCGATATCGAGCAGTACCGTAATATGCCGCTTGATACCAAGAAAACCCCAACCGAGTGGGGCATTGCATACCGCATGGTCACTGGCGCTTGTCAGTCGGGCACTAAAATGTTCATGCAGTCGAAGGGCAAGCTTAAGAAGCACTACACGCTTGCTGAGATTCTTGAGCAGACCAGAGGCGCATTTGGGCATGACGTATTTAGTAAAGTTACACGGGGTGAAGAATGATGTACGCACAATACATGGCAGAGTTTCACCGCTTATTGCGTGAGATGCAAACAAGCCTACCAGAGCGCAGCTTTTACATGGCCTGTGAGTTAATGGGGAACATGGTTAAGCGTGAGGGGAAGTTAGAAATGCGTGCGCCAGTTATTGCGTGCCAAACATGCGGTGATGGTGATTGCATTGGCGGATTGCCATGCGAAACTGGCGATGGGTGCTGACATGTTCCGTAAACGCAAACCAACCGTGACCGAAACTACTGGCAGGCTAAAAACCATCCCGCAGCGTTTAGATCGATGGGAGCAACGCGCTGGTGTAGGCGATAACTGCTTAGTCAACAACCTATCCCGCGCCCGTTCTATCTGGGCATGGGGTAAGGCTAGGGGCATGGATTTTAGATACAGGAAGTTTGAGAAACAATATTTAATCACGAGGATGAAATGAGTCACAGCGAATCAATTAAAAACATAGCCCTTGCGCTTTCTAAAACGCAGGCGGAACTCGAAACGGCATTGAAGAAGAAAGATAACCCGTTTTTCAAAAGCAAGTACGCTGACCTAGGGGCGGTATGGGAAGCGTGCCAAGTCGCGCTTGCCAAGAATGAGTTGGCAGTTGCTCAGTTCAACGCACCAGAAGAAGGCGGCATACGTTTAGTTACTATGCTGATGCATTCAAGCGGCGAGTGGATTAAGGGCGAAATGCTGTGGAAAAGCGCAAAGGATGGCGGCGATATCCAGAAGCAGGGCAGCGCAATCACATATATGCGGCGCTACGGGCTTGCGGCAATGGTTGGCATTGTATCTGATGAAGATGACGACGGCGAACAAGCAAGCCACATTTTCAAAACCGCGCGCGATAGAACTCGCGTATTTAACGCATGCATGGAAGATATTAACGCCGCAGAAACTATCGAGCAGCTTGAAGAATATAACCGCGTGAACCGCCTAGATATGCGCAAGCTGTATAAGTCCGACGACCAGATAGGCCAAAGCCTGCTTGACGCTATCGCAGCCAAACGAAAGGAACTTGAATCGCTAGAGCAGATGAAAGAGCAGCTAAGCGAGCGTGAATAATGGCTAACACACCGCTACGCATCGTTGCAAAGGTTACGCAAGGTCTTCTTAGTCCCCAAGCTCGGCAAGCAATCCTTTCATATTTGAAGGGGCATGAGGGTAAGAACGTAGTGATAGAGGTGAAGCGTTACCACAAGAAGCAAAGCATCCCTTGGCTGAATTACTGGAACTGGGCAACGGCCTACATAACAAGCCAGTTAATAGCTAGGGGCGAACAAGCAACGCACGAGGGGGTGAAGACAGATTTTAAGGTACTAGCTGGCTGGGTAATAGCACGAGTAACAATTCATGGCGAAATAGTAACTGAGCCGCGAACAATACGAGATGCGCAACCGGCAGACATGGATAGAATTATGGAACTGGCACGGCAATACTGCATGGAAAACTGGGGTTTTGAAGTGCCGTTTCAGAATGAGATGATTAACGAACTTAACGAAGTATTATAGGAGTATTATATATGGCAGGCAGTGTAAACCGCGTAATTATTGTTGGTAATTTAGGTAAAGACCCAGAGATTCGCGCGACGCAGGACGGTAAGCAGATTGCCAACCTATCCATTGCGACTTCCGATAGCTGGAAAGATAAAACTACGGGCGAGCGTAAAGAGCGCACAGAATGGCACCGCGTTGTCATCTATAGCGATGCACTCGTAAAAGTGGTTAGCAATTACCTTAAAAAGGGCAGCAAGGTCTACATCGAAGGCGCACTGCAAACCCGCAAGTGGCAGGATAAAGACGGCAACGACAAGTATTCTACCGAAGTAGTGTTACAGGGTTTTAATGCAAACCTAACCATGCTTGACGGTGGCAAGGTTGAGGAAAAATCAGATCATAACGAGGCCAAGGCTAATGGCTATCAGCGCGATAACTTAGACGATGAGATTCCGTTCTGATGGTTGCTTATTACAATGAATTTGACCCAAGGGCAGCGCACATGCTTAGGGGTTTAATAGCCGAATGCTTAATAGCTGATGGCGATGTGGATGAACGGAGCATAGCGGAGGTAACGTCGAATGATCTCAAGGGATACCAACAATGCCATTTCTTCGCAGGAATCGGCGGGTGGAGCGTTGCGCTCAGACTTGCTGGGTGGCCAGACGATAGACCTGTTTGGACAGGAAGTGCCCCATGCCAACCATTCAGCAGCGCAGGAAAACAAAAAGGCAAAGCCGATGCGCGACATCTATTCCCAGTCTGGCTTGACCTCATCCGCCAGTGTCGCCCTGCAAAAATCTTTGGAGAGCAAGTTGCAAGCGCGGTTGCCCATGGGTGGCTTGACGATGTTTATCAAGGGCTGGAAGCGGAAGGCTACGCCGTTGGGGCGGCAGTATTGCCAGCTTGCAGTGTCGGTAAGCCGCACAAAAGGGACAGACTCTGGTTTGTGGGCAACGCCAAACACGATGGATGGCATGGGGGACAGGTCATTGGAGGCAATGAACAGGCAATTTCAAACAACACGCAAGGGCAGAACTGCGCCGGCGAACCTGAGGGAGCAAGTGAATCCAGCGATGTGGCCAACGCCACAGGCGAGGGACTGGAAAGGAGCGCAAGGCAGAGCTTACAAGGGGCAAGCACACGACCTTCCGTCATTATCTGCCCAGACGGGAAGCAAAGGCCAGTTGAACCCTCAATTTGTTTGCTGGCTCATGGGGTACAGCACCGCGCACCTATCCTCCATGCTTTCGGCAATGCAATCGTACCGCAAGTCGCGGCAGAATTTATCAAAGCAACAATGTGAGGAAAGCAATGGAAATGACAACACTAACGCTTGAAGTGCCAAGCAACCAGCTCGACGTACACCAAACCGTGCATAAGGCTATCATGGACACAATGGCAGCAGGTCAGGCTAGCAACGGTGTAGATACATGGCGGCATAAAGACCCCGTCAAATACCACCTACGCAAGGGCATGCTTCATGTATTGGCATTACACCATGCGGGCGAGCTGGATTCAGTGGAAACAGACCCGCCGCATTTACCACATATCAAGAACGCCATCACCCGCTTGGCATTGGCGCTAACAACATGGAAGAACCGCGACTTTCAGGCGGTGGAGGTAAGTAATGACTAAAGAAGAAGCAAAAGCAATGCGCCTAAAGATGGGGCACACCATCCAGTCATGGGCAACCGCGCTTGGTATTTCACACTCGCTAGCTGTTAAAGCAGAAACAGGCGAGCGCGTGGTTTCGGCTAAATACTTGTCGGGGCTAGCAAAATACCAAAAGAAACAAAAACGCAAAAAAGCCGTTGACTGTGGCAACCACGCTTGATATAAACAGGGCATAACAAGGGAGGGCGTTATGTGGATTATAAATGATGGTGATTACGAGTTTGAAAGCCTAGAGGGCTTAATCAAATGGTATGAAAACCATGTTAGCAACGAGAATCAGTTTAGGCCACTTATCGTAAACCAAGCGTACTGGTGGTCTAGCGGTGATGTTTTTTGCCACGCAACGAGCGAAGGGCTTGATAGCCTCAATAGCCGACTGGATGATATCTACGAGGAAGAATATGAATTCCGCCGCGATGATGGTGGACGCCGCAATGACGATGGGAGCTGGTCATGGTAATTAAACCACAAAGCGCGATAGCCCACGTAATTACGGTTATTGATATCATGTCGCCGCTTGGGGATATCGAACCAGCTTGCGCCTATTTATCCATTAACGGGCACACGGTTTATGTAGACCGCTTCCAGCTAGAAGAATTAGCTAAACGTATGGATGGTGCCAATGCTTAAACTAGTGGTAGTTAATGACAATCCGCAGATGCAGTTAATGAGCAACAGCTTAGACACGACCCGCTTGTGCGCAGAAAATATCCGGTTGCTGGTGTTTATGCTGGCAGCAATGGATGCAGAAGACATCACCGCAAGGGACTGGAACAACATGCTTGATTTGGTGTTGACCCTTTGCGGGGCTGTGGAAACTTTAACTAACTTAAACGGAAGGTAATAGCCATGTTTTACAACCAAACGATTAAAGACCTGAAGAAACGCGTTGCAGCACTAGAGGCAAAATTTAAGCCGGAATCTACCCAGCAAGACGTGAAACTAAAGCCAAAAAAAGCTGCAAAGTACACCGTTTGCCGTATTGTCGATTCTGTAATGGTGGATGGCAAGTCACGCAACAATAAACGCATTGTCCGTGACGCTAAGAAAATTGGGCAGAACGTACACCCGCATTCAGTCGTGACGTACCTGTGCAATGCTGTTCATAACGGCAAATACGAGCGCGTAGGTTACGGCGTCTACAAAGCCAAGCGGAAGGCTTAGCCATGATGTTACAGCGCATGATAGAATCACAGAACCTAGAGGCATCCCGTATTACGCCGGAAGAAATCCGCATGCTGATGCTTGGTGTGGAAACGGAAAAGATGCAGGCCATCGCATCGGTTAAACACAAAGAACGCAGACACAACCGGCATGAACGGCGGGTGCATTGTAAGAAGTGGCCGCATGCAGAACGTCGCTTACGTGATGATCGGAGGGCGTAATGAGCGATATGAATATATTGTGGCTTATCGAAAACCACTTGATGAACCCCAATAACCCCCGCTCACGAGTTCTTCTCGAGTGCAGGCAACATGATTTATGCGGGTTTGGCCTTAATAGTCGGACACTAGAACAGACTGGCAAATTAATGGGTGTTAGCAGGGGCGCGGCATCAGTAATAGTTAAGAAAGAGCAAAGACGAATCAGGGATAATATCAATAGGCTTATTTTGCGCAGCCAAGAAAAGGTAAAAATTGTTGAGGTTGATAGAGTTGTCCGTGTGCAAGAAATAGAGACTATCCTATCAATACGCGCGCTCGATTTAACTGTTCGCTCGCAAAATTGTCTGTCTTATATGGGAGTTGAAACAGTCGAGCAGCTTTGCAAGAAAAAGTATAGCGAGCTTTTGCTTTTTCCTAATATGGGCAGGAAATCGGCAAATGAGATTGTTGAGCAGTTATCACGATTAGGTCTTAGTCTAAAGGGGGAATCATGCAACCAGTAATTAAAGAACGCGAGTACAAAGGCACTATCGACCCACGCCAGCACTGGCTTGATGAGATAGCCAATGCGCCTAAGGACGACACAGGCAGCAAGTGGGTGGCGTATTGCCAGCAACAATTAAACCGATTGGATAAAAGCAATGACCGATAAACTAGAACGACTAGCACGCATCGAGGAAGAAGCCGCAGCGTTGCGCAAACTTATTGAAGCTGAGCAGGTGAAGACGCCGTGCTTTGCGCCTAAGCATGGGGAAACGTATTGGCAGTTAATTTGTGGGGCGGATGAAAAACATTTTCACGCCACCAGGTTTAACGTGTCTCCACCCAAAGCAGCATTCCGCGACCAAGCAACCGCCGATGCCTACGCAGAAGCGTTCAACGTGATGATTGAGCTGCGACTGTATGCGGATGGTGGGAAGTATTTTATTGTTGTTGATGATAGCGATGATGTGCGGCCTTGGGACGATGCATATACATACCACAGCGACCACGCCTTCAGTGGCCGCTACTCCTCCAGAGACCAAGCACAAAAAGCTATAATGAATGTGGGCGATGAGCGCATATACCGTGCAATCAAAACGCTGTGCGGGGTTTTATGAGTAGCGAGCGCATAGAGTTCAAGCCACTACACGGCGGCGAGATACCACGATGCCCAGAGTGGAAGGTGACTTTAACTGAGTACGGCGTAACGCGTGAAACGGTAATGACTGAAAAGCAATTTAGGGAGTGGAGCGCAGACAGATGGAAGGCAACGTCATGATTGACCTAACAACAGTGAAAGCTGGCGACAAGCTGCACACTCGTCAGGGCGATGTGCTGATGGTTTACAGTAACGGTGTACTCGGTGAACTTTGTGCTAGTGCATGGCCATTAAGCCATTGGAGCGATAAAGGTGAGTGGATAAATAGTGATGCCCACCCCCTCGACATCATCCGCATCGAGAAGCACGAGCCGGTGGTTGAGGTGTATTGGGCTGCACAGTACGCGATAGATAACGAACCCATTTACAAAATCACAATCACAGACGGTGTGCCAAGCATCGAGAAGGTGGGGGAATAGTGAGCAACATTCAGGCGCAAAATATGATTATGAAGGTAAGGGATACCAACATCCGCGCGATTCTTACTATGTGCGACGATGGAATCAGCATCCTGTATTGCCAAGGGCTTCTTGCGCCGGTTCAGATGAGAAAAATGCGCGACAAACTAATAAAGAAAATTGAGAGGCAGCTTTTGAAAGAGGCCACCAATGACTAATCCCATCGACACAATCAAACGGGTGCGGGAAATAATGCAGATGGATTGTCAAAACATGGCATCTTTTCTCGCCGCTGAATCAGCGCGAACCTTTCATTACAGTGAAGCGGCTAAAGCCATCGAACACCTGCTAGGCATCATCAAGCAGATGCACGAGGCTTTGGATATAGCCAATCGCAGTTTACACATGGCACCTGTTTTAATCTCACGTAACAAAGTATGCGACGGTGGCGCAGAAGAATTATTGCACTACGCAAATCAGGTTGAGTCGCACGTGTTCAAGGCTTGGTGCCCTGTCGGTCAAGCACTCGAACTATCAGCGCCATACGCAGAACTGGAGGATTTATGAGCGATGAACAAATGCGGGCGGCTTTTGAGGTTGGTTATGCAAAAAAATGGGGGTTGGATTTAAGGCGTTATGTTGGGATGCATCACTACTGCGCTGTAGAAACGGAGGCACAGTGGAAAGCCTACCAAGCAGCCGCCCAGCAATACCAGCCGCTTGTGGACGTTCGCTTGTTAAATGACGCTATAGCGCTTATCACAAAGTCGCTGGCCTCACTTTTAACGGATAGCAATTTTTCTAGCCCGTATGTTGAAGACCACCGACCCTCAACACCCAAGTGGGTTATTGCAAGGTTCGCCGCCGACTACGACAGGCGTGTTGCTTATGTGAACGATATAAAGCAGAGCCTAGACTGGATTCGTAACGCCACAGAAAAAGTACGCAGCCAAGCCCTCGCCACCATCGAACAAGGGGGTGTGAAGTGACATTAGCAGAGAAGGTCGCAGACTTAGAACGCAAGGCAAAAATGATGCATGAATCACTTTGCAATATCGCTCGTATCGCTCGTTACCATACCCAACTAGGTGAGTCTGCGCGCCTAGAAATAGAACGCGTTGCCACGGAAGCGGCGCAGGAAGGAAGTTTATGACCTACTACAAACAACGACTCGATTCACTGGTGAAGCTGCGTGAACAGTTAGCCGTGAAGCCAGATAGCACATGCGGCCACGCCATCACCCTAGCAGAAGAACTGCACGCCGAGGTGGAACGGTTGAACGGGCTGATAGATGCTAAGTTCAAGCTAGTTGCCAGCGACGACCTAACCGCACTCCGCACTGCCGCCGATAAGATGAAAGAGGCTTTGGAGTCAGCGCGCTTAGGTGGGAGCTTTAAACATCCGCAGATAGGGAAGAATATTGACGAAGCCCTCGCCAACTACGAGAAAGCACGTGGTGAGTGATGGTATTAAGGTTTGAAGCATATGACCCGCGCCCGTTTGGTGGCCAAGTAGTCGGCGTGAGCGCAGCCGTTAAATGCATACATGAAGAAACAGGATTATTTGCGGTGAGTGGCACTGAAGGGTCGCAGCACAAGAACAGAGCCATAGCGCAAGCAATGGTAGAATACGGGCTAGCAGAAATTGGATGGAAGGAATCTTTATGACCACTGACCCTATGCGAGACGCGTTTGAACAGGAAGTCGCGAAACGTGGTTGGAAATTAGATCACCATATACGCTATCTATCCAGTGGCGGTTGGAGCGTCCTTGAATACGATTATCACACAGTTCAGCAATCGTTTGAATTTTTCAAATTGGGTGCTTGGCATCAAGCAGCCCTTAGCCAGATGAGCGAGGAGTTGGCGGTCAAATTTGAAAACATGCACAAGAATGGCGATGTATGGATAACAACCATTGCAGCAGCGGCTTTGGCACGCAACCTACTCGCCAAGCTGCCAGCGCAGGTGGGTGTGGGACAGGTGGCGCTTAACGTTGAAAAGCTAGACCCAATCCCATACGTAGCCGTACACAAAAACCACGGTATGAGTCACGTAATCCAGAATTACGGCAACCATGTCGATGTCATCACTTTTAGTGGAGATGAACCAGACCACTGCTACCGCATCAACGCAATCAACGGAGGGAAAAGTGAGTGAGTTACGAGAATGCCCGTTTTGTGGAGGCAGCGCATCGCGTCATTCGCGCTCCAACGGCAAAAACCTTCTTCTGCAAAACGATGTTGATAATTGGATTTCATGCGCTGGTGAGTGTGGCGCAGCAACTTGTATGCATGAAACGATGGAACTTGCTGAACATTATTGGAACAACCGCGCCGCGCCAGCGTTGAGCGAGGATGAAGCGGTGGAGATTATGTGTGTCGCTGGGTATCCACTTTACCGACAAATGGTCAGTAAGTGGGAAATAACACACAGGATGCGTATGGCCTACCAAGCACTCGTAGCTGCTGGCTTCATCAACACTAAGCCAACAGTCACACGTGACGCACTAGGCGTGCCGGTATGATACCAGTCCACCAAATCCAGCGCCTCGTTAAGCGTTTAATCCGAATAAACAACCGCTACGCATTCATAGAAGCACGCGAAGCATTACGTAAGATTGTGGAGGAATATGAAAACAAACGAGATACTGAGTGTGGGGCTTAAATGCTGGATATGCGTTAACCATATCATGGTAAAGGCCATTAACCCAACCCAAAATGTTATGCGCAAAATGGCAAAAGACCATGTGCGTTGCTCTCAATGCGGTCATGAGTCTATGTGCTATGTAGGCGAAAGCGTAGTACACGAATCTGTTTACCAGCGCGGGCAGAAATGATATATATTAAGCCTGAGTGACGACTTGCCCCGCTTCGGCGGGGTTATTTTACGGGGCTGCTATGTTGAAGCTAGTGGTTAAAAACACGGATGAACAGATCGAAGCACACCGCATCGACAATGAAACCGTCACCCTGACCTGCGCGCATTGCGGCCATGAATCAGACTGGCCGATTAAATACATCCGCGAGGCGTTCTGTAATGTATGCAGCAGGCGCAAATGGCGCTTTAACTATTAGCATAACCGTTTATGAAGTGGCGTGCTATACAGGGGTATGCGTTACATCATGATAGTTCTATTGCTGGCTGGCTGTTCAAAGCCAAAGCCGGTTGAGTACTCAGCAGTTGGGTTACCAGTGACTAATCAGCACTTGATACAAATGCGCTAGCTACGCGGGCTTGGTCACGCATAATGCTATAATCAATCATAAACTGGCACAGCATCGGCACGTAAACGCAATGCTTGTCCATTTCAACAGCGGCTTGGGCTTGCTGTTCTTTGGTGTATTGCTTCACGTCAGGAACGGCTAGGCGGTCTGCTTGCTCTAAAGCGCTAGAAGGTGCCGTTGCGCAGGCGGCTAGCAGTAACGGCAACAGAATTAGGGGCGTTGCGTATTTCATCTTGCTTCCCTTTAATGTTTAATTTGCGTTCCGTTGCTACGGCTCTTGCTTTATCGCACTTGGCTTCGGCGCGGTCATAGCCAAAGTCATAAGCTTTCCACCCCGCAAACAGCAAAAAAACCGCACCAGCGACGATGAAGTATATTTTATACGCCCCGAACAGATTTACAACCCAGCTAAGCATTGCTTCCTCCAATACTCACGGCGCTTCACTAGGCCTTTAAGTTTAACCCCGCCAGCGTATACCCACTTTGTAAGCTCGTTGCATGCGCCCTTAAAGTCACCAGAATTTAGCTTTTTAAGCATCGTGGAGCGCTTGAACGCACCCTCGCCTACATTATACACCAAATCCACAGCGGCGGCGTGTACAGCGGTTGGCATTTCAGGCTCGACCAGCATATCCACTCGGTAGCTGATATAGCCTAGTTTAATGGCAAGCATCTCTTTGCACTGCGATTCGGTAGCTGTGTCACCCATTCTGACGCCTTCGGTTTCGCCATAGCAAATCGTTCTAATGCCCACAGGGTCTAAATAAGCCTTCAGGCTAAGCCCTTCAGCATACATCGTGGCGGGCATAGTCAAAGCTACTACGGCTGCATAGCGCTTTTTCATACATTCACCAATGCCACAGCCCAGAGCATAAACATGAGAATTGTTGCCCAAAGCAGGATGTAGAACTCTTTGCCAGTCATAGCCACTCCCTCCAAGTCTTAACCGTTTTGCATGCCTTGGGTGTCAGTATAACAATTTGCACGGCCAAATAAATCAAAGTAGCGATGGCCACCCATTCATTTAATGTAATGCCGTACAGCGTTAATCCAACGCCAGCACCAACCACGCGGGCGGTTTCGATTTTCTCGTTGATGTGTTCCGGTTTCATTATGCCGCCTCGTAGAATTTGACTGCTGCCAGCGTTACCCCGCCGCCGTTTGCCGATGTGAGCTGCACGCGGTGCTTCGTACATGGGGTCAATGTAATACCCGTTGCAATGGATTTAGGCTGGTTTGTGTTATTGTCTTGAAAGGCCGAGATGGTATGCAGGTCAACCCATGCCGAGCCGTTCCAGCCTTGCAGCTTGGCCGTGACAGTTACAGTAGAACCGGTGCCACTTGTTAGGTCATACCCGTAATCTGTCGAACCCCAAATCTCATATTTGGCAACTGTTTTAGCAGCGCCCCAATCTTTGCCCACGTGGCCGGTGAGAACGTATGCAGCAGTGGTAGCACACGCGCCAATGGCTTTGCTGGTCGAGCCAGTGAACGGCGCATTGATACCCGCTCCGGATGTCATATCGCCAATGATGGTGCCGCCAGTAATTTCAACAAAATCACCCGGTGGCGGTGGCGGCGGGGAATAGCTGCCGTCTTCATCATCACTGTAGTTCGTGAGGCCGGTAGGTTTATCGTAATGCGCAGCACAGTTGTCGTAGTGGTTGTTCGTCAGCGCGAAGACCTTATAGGTGTTGTCGCTGCGAACTGTACGAACAGCGGCCAGATAACGCTCGAAGTAATTGCCGATAATCATCTCACCGACCACATCAGCGGCCAGGTCAATTGCGTAGCCAGCTTTCGACGGGATGGTGCCGGTTTCGCTTTGCATCGTGTTGTGGGCGTATAGATTCCCGCCGCCGTATGACGCGCTAATGAACTTGTCACCGAGCACGTGGTTTTCAAGATAACGGTTAGCGTTCTGGCCATAAGCTTCAATGGCTGTTTGAAAGCCGTACCCCCAATACCCAAGCCAGTTGTTCTTGACGAGGTTATTGTAAGCACCAGACACAGGAAGACCAGTCACGGGGTTTGTAGTAGTAAGGATGATTGCCTTGCCCTGACCATTCACCGCCGAAAAAATACGCAGGCGTTCCAATGTAGTCCATGCAGCATAAACACGTGCTGCCACGTGGTTGTTCTTTGCAGGCCATATGAACATGTTTGTCGCTACGCAGTGCGTCGAGGCAATGCGAATCATGTCAAGGTTGCTAGTAAGGTCTGTCGGGGTCGTTAGTTTGCAGCGGGTTGGCGATTCGCCGCGCATTGTCTGCCCTGTGCTATTCATAAGCAATGGCGTATCAATAACATACTGCCCGTTTGGTAGCCAGTCGCTATTCGGCAGCTCAATATCATGCCCAGAGGCAAGAGCCTGATTAATTAACGTGGCGTGGTTGCCGTTTACAAATTCACCAAAGTCCCGAACGTCTACCATAAAAACTCCTAGAATTTAGTTGCGCGATAGAAAATTGTCGCAGTGCCAGTCGGGCTATTCACTTTAGTCCACGTAATAGTAAAGCCGTCAGATGTCATCGCCACGTCACCTTGAGCCGCATCCGTAGCGCTAGTCAAAAATACTAGCCCCTTCGTTGCGTCTACCTGTTTGGTAGTCGAGCCGCCGCCCTGCGTATACATTGTGCCTTCGGTAGTCCCATCGCTATGCCCCATCATTTCGGCACTGCCGCCACCGATAGCACCAAAGAACTCGACAAAATCAGGCTGGAAACCAACGCCAGTAATTGCCTGCGAGCCGCTGGCTGTAGCGACGTTGTACGAGAATGAGCCTAGCTTGAATTTTACGTCCGCATCCGTTAAAAGCGTACCGGCGACGCTCGGGGCAACTACGGTTACGTCGGAGGCTAATGAGTCTGGCGCTTTCAACGTGACTTTATTGGTTCCGTTGTTTGTACCCTCTTCAAGTAGGATATTGGCGCCTACTGTCGTGGTAGGTGCCGTGTAGTTGGATGGTCCGGCAGCTCCAGTAGCACCGCGCTCGCCAGTAACCGCGATATTCCAATCCGCATGCGTTCCCGCACCTTCAGTATAATCGACGTTAAGCGTTAGCTGGTCTGTGGTGTAATCGGTTACGTCACCTTCCATGACCTTAGCGCCATCGTCACTAGCCGC